AATATTCGATAATCTATACAACGAGGAATGACATGACAGTTTCTAGCAGCGTAGATTTTGAGTTAGATGTAGCCGAGTACATTGAAGAAGCTTTTGAACGCTGTGGTTTGGAGGTTCGAACGGGTTACGATCTTAAAACAGCCAAGCGGTCTTTAAATTTAATGTTGGCGGAATGGGCTAACCGCGGTTTAAACCAATGGACTATTTCTCAAAGAACCGCGACCCTGACACAGGGGACGGGAGAATATGCGTTATTGCCGGATGTTATTGATATTCTATCTGCGGTAATTCGCAGGGACGATGTTGATTACTCTTTGCTTAGACTGAGCCGAGAAGAGTATCAAACCATACCAGAAAAATCCTCTCAGGGGCGACCTAATCAATTTTTCTTAGACAGGCAGGTTACGCCTAGCTTAAAGCTGTGGCCTACACCGGAAAACGCTACGGATGTTGTGTATTACAACGCTCTTACTCGTATGGATGACGCGGACACTTACATTAACACTGTAGACATGCCGTTTCGGTTTTACCCGTGTTTAGCTGCGGGATTAGCGTATTACATTTCTATAAAGCGGGCCCCGCAACGCGTTCAGTTGTTAAAGGCGGTGTATGAAGAAGAATTTGAACGAGCTATGACAGAAGACAGGGACAGAGCTTCGTTTAACGTAGTTCCTCAATACCAGTACTTTAGGACAGGCTGATGGGTAGGTTTGCTAGCGGTAAAAATGCTCTTGCGATATCAGACCGTTCTGGTTTTCGATACCGATATAGAGACATGCGACGAGAATGGAATGGTCTGTTAGTTGGCAAGGATGAGTTTGAGCCTAAACAGCCACAGCTAGGTCCGTTTAGGACGGTTTCTGATCCACAAGCCTTAAAAGACGCTAGGCCGGAGCAAAACCTTGCAGAGATAGATGCTATTGAGTATGGCTTTAATCCTGTAGGTTATCGCGGGGATGCTCTGGGTTTAACGGGCAATAGACTGAAGGCTGAAGGGTCTGTAGGAGAGGTCACGGTGACAACATGAGCTACACATATACAACTCTGAAGCAGACTATAAAAGATTATACAGAAAACGACGAAACTACGTTTGTTAATAATCTTCCCGTATTTATTCGTAATACAGAAGAGCGTATTTTAAAAAACGTGCAGTTAAGTTTGTTTCAACGCAACGCCAGCGGAACAATGACCTCTTCTAATAAATTCTTAACGTGTCCGTCAGATTTTTTAGCGCCACTTTCCTTGGCTTATACTGACTCTAGCAGCAATCAAGTTTTCTTAGATTTTAAGGACGCGGATTTTTTGCAATCGTTTAATCCCAATCCTGCCACTACGGGTTCACCACGTTACTATGGGCAGTTTGATGTTGATAACTTTATAATATCGCCTACGCCGGATAGCGGATACGCCGTTGAATTACATTATTTATACAGACCAGCAAGCCTGACTATTAGTACGTTTACGTTAACAATGACCAGCGTAAGTGGCACATTTACTACTTCGGACACTATCACTGGATCGTCCAGCGCACAGTCTACAACGGTTAATGCGGTGCCATCCTCTACAACGTTGACAGTAAAGATACCTGCGGGGGATTTTACGGTAGGAGAAACCTTAACGGGTAGCTCTAGCGGAGCAACGGGAACCTTGTCTTCTATTGGAAGCGACACAACCGAATCATGGCTTAGTGAAAACGCAGAAGTGGCTTTACTTTATGGTAGCTTGATGGAAGCCTACGTGTTTATGAAGGGCGAACAAGACTTGCAGGTTTTGTATGAAAAACGTTTTGGTGAAGCGATTATGGGTCTTAAAATGCTTGGTGAGGCTAAAGAAGTTACTGATGAGTACCGTACAGGTCAGATCGTGAGGGCCAAGCAATGAACAGCATGTCTTTTGGAGAGTTCAAGGTTGACGTTCAAACAACCAATAATCGTGGTGCCACTCCTGAAGAGGTGGCGCACCGTTGTGTTGGAAAGATTGTTGCTTTTTCGGAAGACGCTCATCCCGCGTTGAGAGATCAAGCGATAGCCTACAGGGATAGTATTGAAAAGCTGTTAGTCATCTATATGAAACAGGCTATCCAAAGTGACCGTACTACGGTATATAATGCGATTAAAGAAGCGGGGCATCCCACGTTAGCCGAATATATAAGGAAAATGTAAATGGCGTTCTCAGGCAACTTCATGTGTACATCTTTTAAAAAAGAATTGATGACAGGCACACACAATTTCACCGCAGCAAGCGACCAGTTTAAAATGGCTTTGTACACAAACAGCGCCAGCTTTACCGCAGCAACCACTGCTTACACCAGTAGCAACGAAGTTACGGGAACAAATTACACTGCGAAGGGTAACTTCCTAACAAGCGTAACTCCGACCACTAGCGGCACAACGGCGCTTACAGACTTTGCTGACGAGGTGTTTTCCAACGTAACAATCTCTTCTGTAAGAGGTGGGTTGATCTATAACGAAGCGGCTAGTGGCGACCCGTCTGTGGTTGTTTTAGACTTTGGGGCGGATAAGGGCGCAAGCTCTGGTGACTTTACTATTGTTTTTCCTACAGCGGACGCAAGTAACGCAATTATACGGATAGCATAACATGGCAGTTGTTCTTGGAAATCGTGCAAAAATGTCCACCAGTACCACGGGTACTGGAACGATTACCTTGGGCAGCGCCCTGTCAGGGTATCAGACCTTTGCACAAGCTGGCATAACTAATGGTCAGACGGTCAGGTACGCGATAGAAGACGGCACTAACTTTGAGATAGGAAGCGGTGTTTACACCTCTAGCGGCACAACGCTTACCCGTTCTGTTACGGAAAGCTCTAATTCTGACAGTGCTATTAGTCTTAGCGGCAGTGCCGAGGTGTTTATCACTGCATCTGCGGCGGACATATTTGTTAATGATGGAGCTACTTCGCTAACCACGACAGGTGTTATTACGGGTGGCACGGTAGAGGCAACCAGTGACACGGCTGCGGGTGACAATGCCGCTATGGGCTATACCAGCGCAGAAGGTTTAATTCTGACGGGTCAAGGCAGCACGAACGACATAACCATTAAGAACGATGCGGACACTGCGGTGATTTCTATACCGACAGGCGGCACGAACGTTGATTTTGTTGGCAGTATTGATGTTGCAAATGTCGGCATTTCAACGGGTGTTATTGACCTAAAGAATGGTGGATCACAGTCTGTTGTTAGGTTTTATTGCGAGTCCAGCAACGCGCATTATGCTCAGATACAAGCTCCCGCTCACAGTGCTTTTAGTGGCAATACTACGCTTACGTTACCCGCGACTACAGATACAATCGCAGGGATTGCCGCAACGCAGACGTTTACTAATAAAACGCTTACCGCGCCTAAAATTAATGAAGATGTAGCAGTAACCTCAACAGCTACTGAACTTAATATTCTTGATGGGGTTACAACCACCACTGCCGAAATTAACTTAATAGATGGTGGTACAGCTAGGGGAACCACGGCGGTAGCAAGCGGTGACGGCATTCTAATCAACGATGCTGGCACAATGCGTATGACCAACGTAGACACTGTATCTACTTACTTTTCCAGCCACAGCGTAGGTGGAGGAAATATCGTAACTACTGGCGCGTTAAACTCAGGGTCTATTACATCTGGCTTTGGAGCTATAAATAACGGTTCAAGCAACATTACCACAACAGGCGTTGGAACTTTTGGTTCTTTAGACATTAGCGGCAACATAGATATTGATGGAACGACCAACCTTGATGCTGTAGATATTGATGGCGCAGTTCAGCTAGACGCCACTTTCACTGTAGGCGCTAACGACCAAGGATATGACGTTACATTGCACGGCGATACTGCTGCTAGGAATGTTGTTTGGGATAGTAGTGCAGACAGTTTGATATTTTCAGACAATGCCAAGGCTGTGTTTGGTGCTGGCTCAGATTTGCAGATTTATCACGATGGTGGAACTTCGTTCATAGAGGATGCTGGGACGGGTAATTTACAAATAAAAACTAACGGTGCGGAAATAGATTTATTTGCTGGCTCTGATTACATGATGAGAGCTTTTAAAGACGGTGCAGTTTCTTTATATTACGACAATGCAACTAAACTATCCACAACAGCCACGGGCGTAGAGGTAACAGGCGTAGCAACCGTAGGTGGCGCGTCGGTCAAAGTTGCTGGCAAAGAAAGCATTTATGTCCCTGCAACTGCTATGTATCCCAGCACGACCAATCCATGTTCTGATCTAACGCAAGTCGAGACAACGGCTCTTCGCCCTGATCTTAAAGTGTTGGACTTTGCTGACGGGGCTGATGACTTTGCTCAGTTCAGTGTAGCGTTTCCTAAGAGTTGGAATGAAGGCACAGTGACCTTTCAGCCGTTCTGGACGGTAACAGGGACAAATACAGGCACGGTAGCGTGGCAATTAGCGGGTGTGGCTATAACTAATGATGAATCTATTAACACAGCATTTGGCACTCAGGTAGCAACAACGGCGTTGGCCTTTTCTGGTACGTCAAATGATTTGATGGTAAGCGCAGAGAGTGGTGCAGTAACAATCGCGGGAAGTCCCGCAGCGGCGGATATGTGTTTCTTTCAAATAAACAGGGACATTAGCGCGGATACTCAAACAGGAGATGCTCGGTTATTGGGTGTTAAATTGTTATTCACGACTGATGCAGCGAACGATGCGTAGGGGAAGATATGTCAGGTTTTGGTTATAACGTCTTAGGTTTTGGGGCCAACGCTTCTAGTGCGGCTGGCGGGGCATCAGACGATCAGTTCAATCGTGTTAGTTTTCTGTCTCATTTTGACGGTGCAAACAACGGTGTAAACAATGTGTTTGATGATGGCTCTGCCAGCAACCACACAATCACTGCCAACGGCAATGCAACTCAAGGCAGCTTTGGGCCATTTGCTCGGCCTGATGGTGAGTGGGGTGTGTCGTTTGATGGTAGTGGGGATTATTTATCAATTGCCAGTTCAGCCGACTTTGCTTTAGGCACTGGTGATTTTACTGTTGAGTTCTTTGTTTATCATTCAACACTTCCATCTGCTACAACCTATTTTGATTATCGTTCTTCCCAACCTCAAGCGACTTTATATTTGTGGCTA